ATGCTTCCTTTTCGCTGTCGGGATAATCGTCGGTGCTGAAAGACATCATATCGAATCCCCGTTTTTCGGTGCCGAAATTTTCAAAAAAAGCGATTTCGTTTTCAGACGATTTTAATCCGTACAGCGCCGTACCCGCAAACTGTTCGGAATCGCCGAACATATCGCTTGTATAGCGGTTCTTCGTAAGCTCTTCACGGATTTCCTTTTGTCTCCGTTCGATTTCGGATGCAGGGGTTTCTCTGTATTTTCGCTGCGAGTATTTGCCGTTTTCAAAAAAGTCCGGAAGCATTTCACGGTTTACGGCGCTTTGCGGTACGACATAACCGCTCTCTGCTACCGCCTGCGTGTACGCTATTTTTTGAACGACCGCGTTGAACGCATAATTGAAAATATAATAATTAGACTGCGGGTCGATCTGTCTGCCCTGTCTTTGAAAAAAATCCGCGTACTTTGCAACGTACTCTTTGAAATCGGAACCTTCTTCGAATTTTATTTTTTTGCCGTCGTAGGATCCGAACGGCGGGAGCATGTCCCGATTGCCTCGTCCGACCATGGCGGGAGCGAGGATGAACGCAAAAGCCGATACGGCCAAAACGATAATCAAGCCGGCGGTGTAAAAGCCCTTTTTCATGATAAAATCCTTATGTCAATTCGTATAAAATGGAAAATTATATAATTTTATCATTATATGAACGGCGTGTCAATTTACGCACGGCGTGTTGTAGAAAATAAGCTTTATAGTCTAAGTAACTTAAACCTCGCAAATGTCGAGGGTGAACGAGTGGCTTAGATGAGCGTACTTTCTAAACCGCTTGTCGGTTCTTGCAGCAATGCAAGTTTCTAAGGGCTTGTTCAAGTACGCAGGACAAGCCCTTTCTTTTAGACAAGGGGTTAGAAAGTGGACAATGACGAGATAAAAAAGGCGTTGTCAAAGCTCTATGACTGTAAAACAGACTTTACAGTCATAATGACGGGTAAGAAGTCTAGCAGAGTAAATGGCTTATACAAGCAAAATACTTGCGAAATCTTACTGAATAATCGAAATTTCAAAACACAAAATGAGTTGATGTATACAGCAGTGCATGAACTCACACATCACGTCTTGATAACCGAAAAAGGCGTTAAATCGGCAAAATCACATTCAGGAATCTTTTGGGCTACGTTCTACGACCTTTTAGACAAGGCAATCGAAAACGGCTTTTACTCACGTACAAGAAGCGACGAAACAAAAGCCTTGATTGACGAGGCTAAAGAGATTCAGAAATCTCTTATCGAACTTCAAAAGAGACTTGGGGCGGTTATCACAAAAATTCACGGAAGCTGCATAAAAAATGGAGAACGTATCGAAGACGTTATTGAACATGATTTGCAGATGACGCGCAACAAAGCACATGAACTGCAAAAAATACAGGGCAACGATAATGATAATTCTGACGAAATCATAAAAGCCGTGAACTTCGCGCGCGACCCGATGATTAAAGCTGCGGCACAGCAGGCAGCAGATAACGGGGCAACAGTGCAGCAAGTCAAAGCGATTGCACAGCAGAAAGTTAAAGCAACAGATGACGACTTGGAAAATCCGGAACAGTTGCTCCGTGAGAAAAAGCGACTTGAATCAACAATCGCCCGTTTGAGCGACAGGCTGGTTCAGGTTGAAGAGACGCTGTTGAGCATGGAAGGGGGCGAGTGATGAATAAAAATCGAGCTGCAAAAATCGAGATGTCCGTTACGCAGCAGAGGGTGTTTGATTACATGGCTGATTTTGGCTCAATCACGACGTTACAAGCTATTACGGATTTAGGCGAAACAAGATTATCTGCAAGGATTTTTGAACTTCAAGAAAAGGGTGTTCATATCTCTAGGGAGCGGATAAAAGTCCATAACCGTTACGGCGAACCGCGTTATGTAAAACGATATTACATCGGGTAAAAGGGGCGGATATGAAATTGCTGAAAAAAGTGGAAGTTCCTTACAAGAATAAAACCGTGGCGCTTTGGCAAAGCGAATATAACGGCAAGAAAATGAGATGTGCAAGCGTAAGGGAAGCACTTTTATATGCATGGGGGTTTGGAGCTGACCAAGCGGCAGAGCTACGCTACAAGATGTCAATGTTAAATCGCGAAAAAGTCTAAGAGAGGGCATATGCAGGAGCAGGAATTGAAAGAAATAAAGATTGTTTTTTACGGAGTTGATGAATGGGATAGACCTATCTTCCGTGAGGTCTATGAAAATGACGAGAAATACTGGTACGGAAAAAAGTTTTTCGGTGATACGGACAATCTTTTTTGCGGATTCGAAGAACTTATAGAGTACTACAAAACAGGAGTTGATAGCCTGTGCTATTTCGGGTCTTACTTCGGGTGTGAACCTTGCGGCGATAGACCGGAAGAGCTGGGTGTTAAATTGATTTTTGATATTGATTTAACAAAAAAAATTAAAGCAGGAGAAATCCATGTGGGAGAAACCGATGTTGTATGAAAAAGTGATTGAAATGGGCAATGTACATTTCATAGACACGAGTAATTTCACTCATGAACAATGGCTTGATTTGCGTAAAACAGGTATAGGCGGTTCCGACGCGGGCGCAATCATGGGGCTTAACAAGTATTCAACTCCGTTGAGTGTTTACCTTGCCAAAAAAGATTTTGCAAGTTTCAACGGTAACAAGGCTACAGAATGGGGCAATATCCTTGAAGACCCTGTAAGGCAAAAAACACGAGAGGAATTGGGAATTGAGATTGAAACGGTTCCCGGTATGTTCCGCAATAAGGAACATGACTTTATGAACGCGAACTTTGACGGTCTTGTTTACGTCGAGGGGGAAAAAGAAATCGCCGGCAGTGTTGTCAGTGGTCTTGGCGGACACGAAATTAAGACATCACGAACCGGCGATGGCTTCACAGAAGATGAAGTACCTGATTCCTACTATGCGCAAGTTCAGCATTACATGGCAGTTACCGGGATTTCATTCTTTGTGCTTACCGTTTTTATTTTCGACCAATACGCCGGCAGACATTATGTTATTCCGCGTAATGACGAATTCATCGAACTCTTGAAAAAGCGCGAAATGGATTTTTGGGAAAACAATGTCATGACAGACATTACGCCGGCTCCGACCGGAAACGAAAACGAAGTCGATTTAGTAAAGTCTTTGCCTATGGCGGAAGAAATCTGTCTTGACGGCGAATGCGAACAACTTCTCGACGAAAAAGAGCTTCTTGACGCTCAAATTCATGACTTACAGACAAAATCGGACGCAATCAAAGAGCAGATTCTTTTGAGAATGGCTCAAGTGTCTGAGGAAAATAGCGGAGCGACAAAATCAGTGGCAACTTGCGGACGGTGGAAAATCACGCTTAATACACAGACTTCTAAGCGCGTAGACACAAACGCACTTAAAAAAGCCGGGATTTATGACGAATACGCAAAGGAAAGCGTAAGCAAGGTAATGAGAATTACCAGAGTGAAATAAGGAGCGCGTATGTTCGAGACAGAAAAAAAACGGTGTTACGACGGCATCAAAAAATGCGACAGTTTTTTGAAAGGTTGGGATATATGGGGAAACCGAGTTGGAGAAGCTAAAATTTATAGCCCCGCCGATGAGGCTATACCTGAAAAAGTGACAATAAGTTTCAAAGAACTTAATAGACAGCTTTTTGATGGCGGGGGCAATGAAAGTCCGGATTATCACCTTGTCATATTTTACGCCAACGCAAAACAGGGTTTTATTAAACGTCTTGTTGATATGCAGGAGAGGGAAGAAAATGCGTTTTTTGTGGCTTGATACGGAAACGACAGGAATTGAGGTAACGGATAGCGCGGCTTTTGAGGTTGCGATGATTTTGATTGATAACGGCAGTTTCATTTGCGAGCGATGTTTCTTCCTGAATCCGCTGAGCGAAACAATCAATTATCACGAAGAAGCAGGAAAAGTTCATGGCTATTCTGAAGCGGATATTAAGTCTTTCCCGACAGAAAGCGAGCAGGTACCTAAAATCGCACGCTTCCTTGCTGATGCTAGGGAGCTTTTCCAGAAGGACGGCAGCAAGACGGAAAAGCTCGTTATAGCGGGCTACAATGTCGGTTTTGATATAAAGCACATTAAAACCTTGCTTGAGCGCAACGGATTTAAGTTTGAAGATTATTTTTCAAATACTGTTGCGGATGTTTTTGAGCAAGTTAAAAGGGCGGGTATGCAGAAAGCGTTGCCCTATTTGCCCGACCGCAAACTTGGAACGGTTGCCAAACATTTGGGCGTGAATATTGAAAACGCACATGACGCTTTGGCAGATATTAAAGCGACACGGGATGTCGCTACAAAATTACATCAAATGGGCGTGAGCCTACTTTAAGGGGTTTGATATGAATGTGAACGGAAACAATGCTGTAGCAAAAACACAACAGCAGCATAACGGCGGAACACAACCGACTTTGAAACAGTGGGTTGCGAGAATGAGCGACCAAATCAAGAACGCTTTACCGGCAAACATTACGCCTGAGCGTATGTCGCGGATTGCTCTTACAGCTCTTTCAAAAGATGCGAAGCTCTCAGAGTGTACGCCTGAATCCTTTATGGGGGCACTTTTAACATCTGCACAGTTAGGGCTGGAATGCAATACGCCGCTGGGACAGGCATATCTTATCCCGTTTTGGAACAGCAAAAAAGGTTGTCTTGAGACACAGTTCCAGCTGGGTTATCAGGGCTTAATAGACCTTTGTTACCGAACGGGGCAGTACAAAAAAATTGTCGCCCGTGTTGTGTATGAAGGAGATGACTTTGATTATTCCTACGGGCTTGATGAGCAGCTTATTCACCGCCCCAAAGAAAAAAGCGAAAAGCCGATTTACGTATATGCTCTGTACGAATTGAAAAACGGTGCCAGTGCCTTCGAGGTGATGAGCTGGAAAGCGATTGAAGCGCACGCAAAAAAATATTCACAGTCGGTACAGAAAGGCTATATGTCCCCGTGGTCTACCGACCCTCAAAGCATGGCGAAAAAGACCGTGCTTAAAAAAGTTTTGAAGTACGCGCCGAAAGCAGTTGAAAGCGCAGAGCTTGTCGCAGAAGCAGTAAACGGCGATTCTGCAATCATCAAAACAAATGTGATTAAAGACGGCAACGAATTCACGTTCACAAAAGATTTTGACTATTCGCCTGAGACGGCGGAAGTTGAGGAGAAGATACCGGAGAAGATTGAGCAGAAAAAAAACGAGCAAACAAAAGAGGTGCCGAACGAATCGACGGTAAATGACGCAGAGCTTGATGCAGCTTTCGTCGCTCAGGCAGAAATGTATGACAACGGTGATATTCCGTCAGGCGACGAACTCTTTTAAGGGGTGGTGAGTGAAGGTAACGGCATTTTTCCACGGCTTGCTTTATAAGAATCAGATTATTTTGCGGGCAACGGACACAAAAGACTTTTTGTTAATCCGCAAGATGTTTGAATCAAAAGCGAAGCGAGAGGAGCGGACAAAGCGCGAGATTCTTTTGAAATGCGAGATAGATGCTCAGTTTCAGAACCGCACTTTTAAGCAACTTAGAGCCGTTTGGAAACTTGTAGAAGTTATCTTCATCTCAATGGAGAACCGCAAACCGACAGATAGTGAGAAATATGACTTGTATCTTGATTTGCTGGATGTGTATGCGGATAAAACGCCGTCAAGGTTAAAGAAAGACACCTTGCGACCGGTGCATATATCAGAATCGAATACTGTCGCCGCGGCGAGGTTCATAGACGGTTTGCTTTACCATTTGGCGACTGAATGTGCGCTGAGCTACGACCTTCAAGCCGATGTGCGCAAGGTTCTCTACGAGTGGGAGATATGGCGCGGCCGGCAGGAAACGGATTTTAAAGATAACTGGACTGTAAGCGAGTGGAGAAAAACGGCGGTTTACAGTGAGGCGAGCGGTGTGAGTGGTGATGTAGATTGCCACCACATTGTAAGCCGAGGCAGCGCGCCGCAGTTTGCTGATTGCGCTTGGAATGTGCTTGCATTAACAAGAGCGGAACATGAGTTTTTCCATGCGTATGGTTGGAACGCTTTTTTGGAAAAATATCCGCATTTACGCGGAAAAGTTGAAAGGGCGTTTGATAAAGCCGGACACTTGGCGATTCCGCAATGGACATCGGCAAGTGTTGAAACTGAAAATCTTGCAGAACTTGCATTAAGGGGATAACGAAATGGAAACAAATCCTTTGACATTGATTGTGAAAGAAAAGACTTTAGGAAACCTTGTAACTAACGCAAAAGACATAAAAGCGTATGTTGCGGAAAAACTCAAAGAATACTCGGTTGAGAATTGCGAGAGCGTAAAAGACGCAGCAAACAAAAAAGCGGAGATAAATAACGCTATCAAAACTTTGAACGACCGCAGAATCGCCCTTGAAAAAGAGTGGAACTTGCCTTTTCAGGAGTTCAAAGAAATTATTGCCGAAACAACAGGCATGATGAAAACTGTTAGCTCAAATCTTGATGTTATTGTCAAAGAGCAAGAGAACCGAGAGAAAGAAGCGAAAAAGACAAGCATAGAAGAACTTTGGGCGACAAAGAGATTTAATCTTGTTCCGCTTGCCCGTATTTTCAATGTGAAGTGGCTTAATAAGACTACAAAACTCACAAGCGTTGATGTCGAGCTTGACGACATCATCAAGAGAATCAATGGAGACCTTGCGAGTTTGGACGCTTTCGGCGAAGACACAGCGACACTCAAAGACCTTTATCTTTCAACTCTGAATTTACAGATAACGCTTAGCAAGGGGGCAGAACTTAAAGCGAACCGTGAGCGGTTGGCCGCAATGGAAGCTCAGAGAAAGATTGAGGCAGAAAAAGAGCAAGAGGCAATTCCGGCAGAAATTACGAATAAAACTGTGAGGCCGGAAACAGTAAAGCCTGTTGAAGAAGAAAATCCTGAGCCTAAAGAACAGGAAAAGCAGGTATATAAGTTTAATATCTACGGGGAAGAAAATGAGGTAGCGAGTGTACGGGAGATTGCACAGCAACTTGGAATTAAAATCATTCCCAGCATTACCCTTGAAGGAGATGAAAAGCGGATTGAACTTTTCAAAAATATCATATCTGACAACGGGATAGGCTATGACAAGGCAGGAATCATTAACCTTGCGGTTAAAAGAATCGGGTAAAGAGGTTGCGGCAATGAGTGAACGCAGAATGTTTTCGAAGTCAATAACAGAATCAGACGCTTTCTTGGATTTACCGCCTTCCGCTCAGGTTTTGTACTTTCATCTGTCGATGAATGCTGACGATGAAGGATTTATTAACAGTTCGAAAAGAATTAGGAATATGTGCGGCGCGAGTGATGAAGATATGCGGTTGCTCGAAGACAAGGCATTTTTAATTCACTTTGAATCGGGCATTTATGTCATAAAGCATTGGAAAATCAATAACAGGTTGAGAAAAGACCGCACAAGAAAAACGAACTATCCGGAAGAGAAAGCAATGCTTACGGAAAAGGACAACGGGGTTTATTCCTTGCGCAAGGATTCAGAGGCGGAAGATGATACAGAAACACCTGCGGAGTATTGCGACAGCCTGCCGGTAGAAACGGCAGATGAGGTAGAAGACAAAGTTCTTGAAGCGGCTGAATCGGATTATGAAGAAGACCAATCTGATATTTACGAAGCGCCGGAAGAAAACGAGCCGTTGGAATACGCAGCCGAATCGGATGCAAGGAAAAGCTATTCCGAGCAGATTTTTGACTTGTATTCTACTCACGGCTTGCCTTGTGCGAACAGCATAATTTCGTTCGAAATGCGCGACTTCCGCCTTGCTTTGAGTGCAATTCAAAAATTACACCTTTCCAGTGCGGAAGTTATCAAGGCAGTGGAAAACTATATACAGGTTGTAGAACTTAAACGCAAGGGACTTACTTGGTGGAGTAGCGAGCAGAGCTTCAATGCTTTTTGCGAAAAAAACACAATTATGAAGTTCTTGCCGGGTTACTTCAAACTTGAAGATTTCTACAAACAGAAAGACGCGGATAAAAAAGCGCTTGACGACAAGATACAACTTTAAGGCGGTGATTTATGGAATCTGATGTGAAGAAACCTTCTGCTCTTCTTGAAATATTCAAACCGACAGAATGCGACTTTACGTGTGCAAAGCATGGCAATGTACACGGTTACTTTTTATCAATAGATGGTGAAAGAGAATATTGTTGTCCTGAGTGTACAAAAGAGGCGCACGAACATGAGCAGGAAGAAATGCTGAAGGCAGAAGCCGAACGCCTTAAAAGGGAGCGTTACAACGCCTATAAAGAGCTGAATAATATTGAGCCGGAGTTTTGGGAAAAGGAGTTAAAAGACTTTGTTCCACAAACGGGCGAACAGAAAGAGGCACTTGAAGCGGTAAAGACTTTGATTACAAAAAAATCAGGGAAAGTCGTTTTGCTTGGAGCGCACGGTGTTGGGAAGACCTTTTTGGGGTGCATGGCTGTAAAGGCTCTGGGGGGAAAGATTCTTTCAATGTACGAAATTACAACGATGATTCGTCAATGTTATGCGCCAAAAGCGGAGATGACCGAATTGGAGTTTGTGCAGCAACTAGCGTCAATTCCTATGCTGGTTATTGACGAAATGGGGCGAACAAAAGGGAGTGATGCCGAACTGAATTGGCTGAGTTATATCTTAGATAAAAGGCACACGCGAAACCTGCCTTTTATGATTTTATCAAATACTCACTTATCGAGGAATTGTCCAAAAAAAGAAGAAGGTTGCGAGATGTGCTTTGAAAGATTCGTGAACAACGATGTACTGAGCCGTCTGAGGCAAAATACGACAATTATTACGATTAAAGCACCTGATTATAGAGCGAAGAGAGGATAAAACGATGACAGATGTAAATGATTTGAATGTTATCGGGCGGTTGACGCACGGTCTGGACACAAGAAGTTTTGCATATACACCGCAAGGAACGGCAAGAATGAATATCAGCATTGCTGTTAACCGAAGTGTGAAGCGTGGTGAAGAATGGACTGATGAAGTGAGCTTTTTTGATGTTGTCATTTGGGGTAAGACCGCGGAAAACATAAAGCCTTATATGACAAAAGGGAAGCAGGTTGCAATTAACGGTTACTTGAAACAAGACCGTTGGCAGGACAAAGAAACTGGTAACAGTCGTTCCAAAATCTATATCGTTGCAAATCAAGTGCAGCTTTTGGGCGGAAAATCTGACAACAGCACAAATAACGGCGGAAGTTACAACGGCGGCACACTGTCGGGCGGATTCACACCAAAGAGCGTACCGCAGCAGCAGACTTTCAGTAATGACGGCGGCGAAGACTTCCCAGAAGATATACCGTTTTAATTTAGGGGGCAGAGATGGGATTTTCAAGCACGGTCTGTTATAGAAACGAAGTAGGAAAGATTCTTGCAAAATTGCGCGTTGATTTTGGGGAATCGCAGACAAGGCAGGCTGAAAGACTGGGGTACAATGCTTCTTTTTT